TGCGGACAAGGTCGTGGAGGCCCTGACGGTCCATGTCCATCAGCAGCTCGCAGACCTTGGAAACCCGCAAGCCGATTTCACCGCAAAGCGCGAAGGCTGATCGACTACAGGCCGCCGCCCACAAAGGGTGGTCGCCTCCGCCGCGCATAAGCGTGCCCGATTGGGCCGACGGTTCCGACGATCGCCCAGGTCGTATGCTCGCGAAGGAGGCGGGCAGCACTTCGGGTCGGTGGCGCACGAGTACGGTCGAGATCGCGCGCGGCGCCATGCTCGCCGTCACAGAGCCTGGCGTTCACAAAATAAGTCTTATGGTCTGCACGCAGCTCATGAAGACGGCGTTTATCGAGAATACGGTCGGCTATTTCGCAGAGCTAGATCCGTGCCCCATGATGATCGTGCAGCCGAAAGAGGATGCTGCTGAGAAATTCTCGAAGGAGCGCATCACCCCGCTCATCCGCGCTACCCCGTCACTTCGGGCGATATTCGGCTACGGCAAGTCCAAGACGAGAAACGCCGACGAGACGCTTCTATACAAAGCCTTTCCCGGCGGTTTTCTTGCCTTGGAAGGCGCCGGAAGTCCCGACAACCTCGCCCGGCGACCATTGCGCGTTGCGCTCATGGATGAGTTCTCGAAATACCCGATCACTCGCGAGGGCAATCCGGGCGATCTGGTCGATGAGCGCATGGCGACGTTCGCGAATTGGCTGTCGATCCGCACCTCATCGCCGACGATCGCCGATGAATGCCTGATAGAGGCCAGTTACAACGAGGGCGATCAGCGGCAGGCGTCAGTAGAGTGCCCACACTGCAAGCACCGGCAATTCCTTGATTTCTTCAAGCACGTCCATTGGGAAAAGAACGAAGAAACCGGTGAGCATCACACCGCTGGCGCTGCGATCCATTGCGAAGCTTGCGGCGCCGAGTGGTCGGAAGGGCAGCGTCTCCTGTCGCTGCGGACCACGCGCTGGCATCAGACGCGAGCATTCCATTGTTGTGGCAAACGACATGAGCCGCTTGAGGTGTACGAGCGTGCTTGGCGCGAGCCGGATGAGGCCGATGAACGCGAGCCGATAGATATCGCGTGGGATTGGTGGGCACCGGACCGGTGGGCGGTATATCGCGCAACCTGCCCAGATTGCGGACGGCGCGCGGTCGACAATGAGCATGCATCGTTCACTGCGTCGAAATTGTTCAGTCCCTGGCCCAAAGATGCGCCGCCGAAGATCGCTGCAAAGTGGATCGCCGCTAAAGACGACCCGGATAAACGGGTAACGTTCGATAATACCCAGCTGGGACGCCCTCACAAGCGGCAGGCGGCGAAAGATATTGCCGCAGAATCGCTGATGCGACGTGCAGAGCAGTGGCCGGGTGAGGTTCCCGACGGTGTCGGCGTCATTACGGCTGGCTGCGACACACAAGACGATCGCGTTGAAATCGAGTTTGTCGGCTGGGGGCATGGCGAAGAGAGCTGGTCCCTCGGCCATGTCGTCGTAGAGGGCGACCCTGCCACTGATGATCTATGGAAGCGCGTCGATCGGGAGTTGCTCCGACGGTTCAAGCGGGTCGATGGCCGCGAATTTACCGTTACCGCTGCCTGTATCGACTCCGGTGGACACCACACGCAACGAGTCTACGCGTTCGCGAAGGCCCGCCTCGGCAGGAATGTCTGGGCGGTAAAAGGGCAGAGTTCTCGTAACGGCGAACGGTCGCCGGTCTGGCCAACCACGCGCCCAAGCGCGGCTAACCGGTCCAAGTTCAAGCCTGTAATTGTCGGCACTAATGCGGCAAAGGATTCTATCCGCTGGCGTCTGGGCATCGAGCAGCCCGGCCCGGGATACATGCATTTCGAGGCAAAACGCGACCTTGGCTGGTATGTCCAGATGGTTGCAGAGCGCCTTATCACTAAGGTCGTCGCCGGCCGGCGCTTTACCGTATGGGACTTGCCGAAAGGCAAGGCGAACGAGGCTCTCGACTGCCGTGTCTATGCATATGCTGCCCTCATGGGCCTGATGCAGCGCGGCATGAAACTTAACATGGTGGTCGAAGTCGTATCGGCCGCGCCAGAAAAGCCAGATCCGAACCCACCCAAGGGCACGACACCCCGCGAAGGGGCGCAGCTGCATAAGTCGCAGCGCCCTACACCGAAATTTGCCGCGCGCAAAAGCGACGGCTGGATGAAAAGGAGGCGCTAATGGCATTTCAGCAGAGCGACCTCGACCGTATCGACGCAGCGATCGGGTCCGGCATCCGAAAGGTCACCTTCGCGGATGGGCGCAGCACAGAGTATCAAAATCTCGATGATATGCTGAAAGCGCGGGATCTTATCAGCGATGAGGTCGCAGCACCGGTCGATCGCGTAGCCCGCCGTCGCCGTCGCGTAATTGTTGGACGGGTGGGCCGGTTGTGAACTGGGTTGATAAGGCCGTGGGTTACGTGTCGCCGGTGCGCGGCCTTGCTCGCCAGCAAGCGCGCCGCGCTTTGGCCCGGTCGGCGTCTACAGGTCACGAAACGATGGCCAGGGGGCGACGTTTCGGCGGCGGCAGCCGTTTTGCTGATCGCGATTTCGGCATCAATACCGGCAACCCTAATGACGCCCGGCCAAAGCGATATGTGAGCCGCCAGGCCATCCTGAAGCTCGTTGCGGAAAATCCTTTCGCCCGGAAGGCCATGGCCTCCCTGCTCAACAGCTTTATCGGCTGGGGTATCAAGGGAGTTCCCAAGGGTTCGAGGGCGTTGAAAACGGCTTGGGCCGACTGGATAAAGGTCTGCGATTGGCGGGGGCGTCTGGACCTCTACGGCTTGCAGGAGCTTTGGGCGCGATTGATGTTCCGCGACGGCCGGGTATTCGTCGTCAAGCGCTTCCGCAAGGGCGGCGGCTTGAACGGCCTTCGCCTCCAGACCTTCGATCGTGGAATGCTGGCGATCAGCAAGGTCGGTGATCGGATCGAGGGCGGCATCGAGTATGATGAAGATTGGATGCCCCTGCGGTATCACTTCTACCGCACCCGCCCCGGCGGGCGCTGGTGGACGGGCGAGACGGTTGCGTTCGATGCAGCCGACGTTGTCGACCTATTCCATGCCGAAGATGCGGCGCAGACCGATGGCGTCTCCATCTATGAAAGCGTCATCAAACGGCTGGGCGATGTCGAGGAAGGCATCGAGGCCGAGGTAGTCAAGGCCAACATCTCTGCTTGCATGGTCGGCTTCCGCTATCGTCCACCCCTCAAGGATGGTGATGACGACGAGACGATCGGCCTGCCTGTCGAAGGCCGCGCAGGCGATCGGGCGCCGGTAGAGGAATTTGTCCCGGGAATGATCGAGCAGTTGGAGGATGGTGAGCAGATCACATTCTCCAACCCGCCGCGATCCGGCGGCATCACTGACCTTGCCCGTATCGCTCTCCTCGCATCCGCCGCCGGTGTCGGAACGACCTATGAGCAGATGACCGGCGACCTCTCAAACGTCAACTTTTCCAGCTACAAGGCTGGACGGCTCGAATTCAACCGAACCATCGGCCGCGTCCAGTTTCTGACGTTCATTCCGGTTTGCCTCGATCCTGTATGGTCATGGTTCCACGCGTGGGGCGTGGAAATAGGGCGCTGGCCCGACAGGTCCGCCCCCGTAATATGGACGCCCCCGCCCATCGAATCGATCGACCGCCTTGGAGATGTCGAAGCCGACATACTCGAAATGGAAGCGGGGCTTGAGGCCCGCGAAAACCTTCTTTCTGGTCGTGGATACGATCAGGACGAGCTAATCGGCCAAATCAAGGCAGGGCGTGAAAAAGCCGACGGCATGATCTTCAAGGGCGACATGGTCGCTCAGCCGGAAGGCGAAGGGCTGCCGGCCACCGACGATAATCGCGCGATGAACGCGCTGGTGCGCATGCTCGTGCGTACGATGGAGCGGTCGCGCACCCGCGCCGCCTGACAGGAGCGTAAATTATGACGGATAAGCAGCCTGTTTCGCAGGACGATGACGCGCGCGGTCGCCGCAACCGGCCTCCCTTGGAGCCGGCCGCGACGCCCCAGCCGCGGAGGCCGGAACTGCCGGTGCGCACACCAGAGCGTCCTGCGGGCGGACCGCCCGACATCATGACCCGCAATACGCCGCCCGCCGTTGATCCGGCCGAGCAGCGCCAGCCCCAGGTCGGTGGTCGGGGTATCCGCTCCCTGGCGCTTGCGCCGGGAAGCTACGATGCTTCCGCTCGCACCGTCCGCGCCGTTCTCTCGGTAGGCGCCCCCGTTGTCCGTCACTTCTTCACCGAAGAGTTGGAGATCAGCGCGGAGGCGATCGACCTCGGCCGGGTCTCCTCCGGGATTTGCCCGCTACTCGATAGCCATAATCAATATGCTCTTGATGCGCAGTTGGGCCGCATCACCGACGCCGCTATCGAAAATGGCGAGCTGGTCGGCACCCTCCACTTCGCTGACACCGATGCCGGTCGGGCCGTCGAGGCCCGCGTGGCTGCCGGCGAGCTTCGCGCCATTTCCATCGGTTACCGCGTCACCCGTTGGCAGCTTACCGCCACCGACGCCGAAACCGGACATGACACATGGCGCGCCGTCGCCTGGGAGCTGCTTGAAGCCAGCCTCGTCACCGTTCCCGCCGATCCGAACGCCGTGGTTCGATCCGCACATGGGCAGACTGTTCACGGCGCCACCCAGGAGGAAGAAGAAATGAACCGGAATGCTCCGGGCGGCGGTGTCGCCCACCCCAACGCCAATCGTGGTGCAGCTCCTGCCGCTGCTGCCACCCCCGCCGCCGGCGATACGACGATTGTCGTTGATCCCAGCGGCACAACCCGCGCTGAGCCTCACGGCGACGCGCCACAGCAGCGCACTGGTCCGGCAATTGCCGCGTCGCGCATCCTTGAACTTTGCGGTCGCTCCACAGAGTTGGGCGGCGACTTCCAGCGCGACCTCATCCGCGACAGCGAGGCGGGTGCGCTGACCGAAGCGACCATGCAGGAGCGCATCGCCAACCAGCTGATCGAATCGCGCCAGCGCCCCAGCATCGACGCCCGTGCCGCGGCGCATGGTACGGATGATGCCAGCTATCGCCAGGCGATCGCCGACGCCGTCACGCTCCGCGCGCATCCGTCCGATACGCTGAACGACGATCCCAGCCGCCCCGCCGCCCAACGCATCGCCGCCGCCCGCGATTTTCGCGGAATGACGTTGATGGAGCTGGCCCGGTTTCACCTCGGCCGCGAAGGCTCGGAAACCCGGGGTATGGGGCGGCTGGAAATCGCAGGCGCGGCGCTGGGCATGCAGCGGTTCGGCGCACTGACCACCAGCGACTTCGCCTATGCCCTCGCCGCCGCGGCCAACCGCCGGGTCCGCCAGGCGTTCGCTGCTGCCCCGCAAACGTTCCGCTCCTGGATCAGCACCGACACACTGCCTGACTTCAAGCCCAACCAGATCATCAGCCTGGGCGATGCCCCGGCCCTCCTGCTGGTGCCGGAAATGGGCGAATTCCAGCGTGGAGCGATCACGGACACCGGTCTGAATTACAAGCTTCAGACCTATGGCCGCGTTATCGCGATCAGCCGGCAGGCGATCGTCAACGATGATAAAGGCCTGTTCGGCCGCATCCCCACGATGTTCGGCCGTAAGGCTGCCGATCTGGAATCCGACCTGGTCTACGGCACGCTTCTGGCAAACCCGATCATGGGCGACGGCAAGACGCTATTCCATGTTGATCATGGCAATCTTGCGTCCAGCGGCACTGCCATCAACGTCACCTCTATCTCGGCTGGCGAAGTCGCCATGTCGCAGCAGAAGAATGACGATGGCAACATCCTGAGCCTGCGGCCAGAATATCTGATCGTCGGCTCGCTCCAGAAGGTGGCGGCGCAGATTTTCCTCACGGCGGTCAACGCTGCGAAGACGTCGGACGTCAACCCCTACCCCGGCACCCTGCAACTCGTCGTGGAGCCTCGCATCACTGGTTATCAGTGGTTCCTGGCCACCGCACCGGATGCCTTCGAGACGATCGTGCTGGCGCATCTCGACGGTCAGGAAGAGCTCTTCACCGAAACGCGGGTCGGCTTCGATGTCGACGGTGTCGAAGAGAAGGCTCGCCTCGATGTCGGCGCCGCCGCGATCGACCACCGGGGCCTCTACCGCAACCCGGGCGCGGCGCCCTTCTAATAGTGACGAGGGCCGCCCCCGGCTCTCCACCCACCCCATCTATGGCCGCTCCGCGGCACGGAGACATAAAATGCCGGAAATCAAACTGAACGGCCCGGCCATCGTGAATGGCGCGATCCGTTACCCGACCGAGGGCCTCATATCGGTGAACGAGGGCGAGGCAGAGCGCCTTTACGATGGCGGATTCCTCGACCTGGAAGACGATGACGATGGCCTTGAGGCTGAAAAGGTCAACGACCTGAAGGCCCTCGCTGAACTGGAGGGCGTCGATTTGGCGGGTGCCACCAGCAAGCCGAACATCATCGCCGCCATCCGCGCTCATCGCGCGACCAACCCCGAACAGTAAGGAACCGAACCGATGAAAAACTTCATCCAGCCGGGCGTGAACGTTCCGTTCGTCGCGCCTTATGACGTCAAGAGCGGCGATGGCATGCTTGAAGGCGTCGAATTCGGCGTCGCTTCCACCGATGCCAAGAACGGCGAACAGATTATCGGCGTCACCGAGGGCGTTTTCACGCTGCCCAAGGCCGCCGTTGCTCCGACCCGCAAATCGATCGCTTATTGGGATAATGCAGCAAAGGTTGTCACCAATGTCGCGACCAATAACACGAAGGTCGGCATCTTCCGCGCTGCCGGTCTGAGTGCCGATCCCACGATCGCGGTCAAACTGGTGCCGAGCATCTAATTATGACTGATCCGTTCGCTTCGGCGCTGGACGCCATATTCATGGCGCCCGGCTCCGAAGCGGCGGAACACACATCTGTTTTCGGGGTCCGGACGATCGGCGTGCGCATCATACGCGGCCGCAACGACCAGATGGGCCGGCTGGGCGACGGCCAGATCATCACCGGCACGCACCGGGTCGAGATCCGCAAATCGCAGATTGCCGAACCGCGCGAGGGGGACACTCTCATCGTCGGCCGGATTGATGGCGAAGTGTTCATGCCGATCGAAGAGCTGACGCTGACCGGCGAGGCGATGGGCGACGACGAGAACCTGACCTGGACAATCGGCGCTGAGACTGTCGATCCGTCGCGATGAAAATCAAGGCTGAATACCGCGCTGGATCGCTCACGAAATTGATGGACGTGATCGAGGGCGAAATAGCCGACGACATCACCCAGATCATGCGGGAAGAAACGCGGGATCTTACGATGGATTATCGCCGACAGGTTCGCGACGCTGGCATGGGCAACCGCCTTGCCAACACATGGCGCGCCGAGATCTATCCCAAGGGCGGGCGCTCGCTCAATCCCGCCGGCTACATATGGTCTGCGGCTCCGGCCATCATCGACGCCTTCGCGCGCGGCGCACACATCCGCCCCGTCAACGGAGCTAAATGGCTCTGGATACCGACACGCAATGTCCCTGCCCGTCGCCGCGGCGGGTCGTACGCTTCGTCTGTCAAGCGATCGAATGGCACACGCATGTCACCCGAAGAGGTCGAGCTGCATTTCAACGCCGAACTTCAGGTCGTGATCGAGGGCAGTAAGGGGTCCGCCTTCATTGATGTCGTTTCCGGCCTGTCCGGTGGATATCGCCAGGCCACGCCGGGTCGCCTCAACGGCCGTCGCGGCGTGGCGGCGCGCAAGCAGAAGCCTGTCCTGATGTTCAACCTAGTGCGTGGCGTGCGGATGCCCAAGCTGTTCGATCTTGACGGCCCCGCTCAAAAGCGCGCTGCCAACGTCGCGCGGCGCATCGCGGCCAAGTGGGGCTGACATGTCAAAAAGCTATGACGTCGACAAGGCAGTGTCCGATCTGATCAAGCTGGCCGTACCTGACTTCATGATCGTTTCGCTCGACGATGATGGCGCCGATCGGCCCCGCCGAATTGATCAGCGCGGCACCGTCTGGATACGCGATGGTGAACTGGCGGAGCCGGATGTCGATCTTTCGCCGCCGACCTATCATTATACGCATCGCATCCCGGTGGAGATCGCCGCCTATACGTCGTCAGAGCCTCTGCGCGTGGTCCTAGCTCGCATGGCTGCGATGATCGCGGCGCCCATCATAGCCGATCGCTACTTAGGCGGTTTGGTGAATTACATCGAAGTCACCGCGTTGGATTTAGTGAACCTCAACACCACCGGGGTCGGCATGCAGACGCAAAAGGGCGGGATGTTCGACATCGTTGCCCAATATTCGACAGACAATCCTCTTTAAGATCGGAGACCTATCATGGGCTTTGGCATGGGTATCAACGCGGTCATGCACGCCGTTGATGAAGTGACCTATGGCGTGACACCGGCCAGCGGTTTCAAAAAGCTGCCCTTCGTCAGCAACAGCTTGGGCGAAGAACGTCCGTTGATCGAGGATGATCAACTCGGTTTCGGCCGCGAAGGGCTCGATCCGGCTTATGAT